GTAGGGCTGGAATAGCCCAAACCTAACGCTTGTGGAGAAGGGAGTTCACAGATTTCGTCTGTTAGCCCTTCGTTGAAACAAGAAGCCCTCGACTTTAGTCGTGGGTAATTCACATGAGCGAGCTATCAACTCGCTCACTCTGTGTTAAAAAATAAAACAGACAAACCTAGTATGAAGCAACCTCATTATCAAGAAGTATAGAAACCACATACTCATCGGTTATACCATACAGCGTCTCAAACGACACCGTATATATGCCTCTATCGTCCGTTCCTTCGATGTCTGGCAGAGGCACGCTTGTAATCTTCGCTTCCGGAATGTCAACAAGAAGACGATAATTGTTCGTTCCCATTGACGCTCCTGTCCATGTCGCTGTGATGTCCAACTGCTGATTGGCTACATAAGCGTTATACTCACTAATGCTCTCGAACTCCTTATCATATTCGCCTGTAACCATCAGTCTGCCTTCAGGGATAGCATTACGATATTTCGTCCCATCCGCCGTATATTTGTTTTCAACCAGATTGTTGTTTATCTCAAACATTATACGCTCAATAGCTGTGTCCGAAGACTGCTCCGCGCCATTCAACCCAATGCTGACCCCAAGCTGATCAAACGTAAATGGGTTCTCGTCAAATTCTGTCAAAGTTGCAGACAATGCCGATCCGTCAGCCTCTTGCTTACCGATACCCGATACCGTCATCATCAGAATCTCACGTGCTGCGTTCTCAAGCCGAAGCGTCCCCACCTTATTGCCCGAATACAGCTTTGCTGGGCTGTCCCCAACGCCCCTGTCAACCGTAAAGGTAAAGCTGTCCAAGCTTGCCGCAGGCGTAAAAGTATGCCTCGTTTCATCACCATCAAGGGTCGCAGAAGAAACTGACCCCAAACCCCAATTCAGGAAATGACCAATATTCTCCGCCTCGCACTCAAGTTCCATCTCATAACTGGTATCAAGCCCTGTCACGATCGACCTAAATCTCCACCGTAGCCCTGTTGCTCTCTGGTCATCAGGTCGCGTTACATCAACATTAGCAACTCCCCTATTGACCGCAAGCACCTTTGTCGCCTCAACCGCAATCCCAAAATCAGTCTCTTCCGCAATTCCTGTTAATCCTTCCCACCGCATCATTTTATTTGCCTCCATTTCCCTTCATAGAGGGGATTAAGGGGTGTGTTATTCCCTTCTTCTAACCGTTCCTCTTATCAATCTTCAAAGGTATTTCCACAGTCGGGTAAAACACCTGATCGGGTCCAAACGCATAAGACCCGTATTTTATATCCCCCGTATAATGCACCTGATACCCCAAAGCATGTATATCTGTATCCGTCTCAATTATCGCCATAACCCTGTCCGCAAGCCCCGATGCCCCATCAAACGCCGTATCAGGGTCAATATCAGACCAAACACACCCGATGATAAAATTGAATGTCTTGTTATATGCCGCCTGTTGCAGAGTATTCGCTCTCGTATATTTCCTGACCTGCGTCTCCGGCATAATCACCAACGCCGGCAGTGCCGACAATACAAGGTGCATCGGGTGCATTGTTAGATTCACGCTTGCAACGTCTTCAAGACTCTCGCCTGCTACTGTATAATCCTCAAATATCTCTTTCAGCGAATTCAATATCTCATACATTTTTTATAAATTTCCTCTGCTGTCATAGTCATTCAACAGAATTTCAAGCACTTCACCAAAAAGCCAATCGTGATAATACGCAAATGCTTCCCTTGTCTCTTGACAATACGTTAAGCCTATTTCCTCTAAACAACTCATTGAGCAGTGAAAAACCTCATGTGCAATAACCTGATAATTGGTGATGCTAAACTCATTAAACCCAACCCAAATGAAATGATGACAATGTATGCCGTTGTTGCTCACAACTACGTGCTTTGCTGTCTGCCCATCGGGGTTCTTCTCCTCAAGCTTATATTTGTTGATCAAATACTCCTCAAATTCTATTTCAGTACAGTTCCAGAAGAGGGTTATCCTCCGCCCAAAGGTTTTATCTGTTATCCGCTTCTTCTTCATTTGCGTACCTTTGCCCGTCCCTTCCCTGTCTTTTGCGTAGTCTTACACCCACCGCGCCCTTTATTCGCTCTTATACCGCCGCCACTACCGTCTTTCTTAGGTTTACCCTTTGTATTTCCCATGTTCATCTCTCCTTTAAAATAACACAGACTTAAACTCCCCTCTCAAGAGGTTTAAAGTCGAAAGGTGCATGTTTTCTCTAAAACATGCAAAATCGCTTGGAATTATCGCTTTTTTTGCCGGCATTAGCGATTGTCGCCTTCTGCTTTCGTCATTCCCTCCTTAATGAAAGTGTCTCAACTCTACGCGTGAATATATTCACGATATAAATAAAAAAGCACATCAGACCTTGTGCTGAGAAGAGTGGCTTTCCCCCTCCCCTCTTGAGAGGGGATCAAGGGGTGTGTTTCCCCTATCCTTTTACCGCATAATCACCGAATATTCCCTCTATCTCCTTAACGTCCTCATCCTGAAACATAACAAATGGTCTCGCAGGAATACCCGGATGATTGACCCTTCTCGTAAACACGGGCTTCATATCTCCGCTCATAAACTTGATTACCTTTTTTGCCCTCGGCAAAATTCTATGCGTAACAGTCCCGAACTGCTGATACCCAGCATAGCTCATATTTGAACCCATCGTCAGGGAGTCGTTTCTAAGCCGATATATATTCCCCTGCGCAGTTTTCGTCATCACCGACTGACGCAACAAGCCCTTATCCTGCAAAGGTCTGCTTGACATATTCTTTCTATTCGTGATCGTGTTCCACGACAATGACTTCCATCTCGGTCTGCCCTCTTCACGAAAGTTCGCGGCAAACGACCTGTGCATCCACACGCCTGATCGCTTCAATGGCGGCTTCAAATCCTTTGTCCTTAAAGACAGCTTAGTCATAATGTCGTCAAACTGCCTTGCGTCTATGTCCATCTTTATTCCAACCATTATTTAACCACCATTTCAAAGGTGTTTCTCACAGATTCCCTATCTATCCCACTAATAGACCCATCATCATGGATGACTCTATAATCACCCGCCTTTATGATATGCTCACCTGTCATATCAGTATATGGCGTATCACAAAGAACAACCTCAATTTTTACGGGGTCAAATACGATTGGCTTCTGAATAATATAGATGCCATCTTCAAGTATTACCCTTGTAGCCTCATAAAACGAATTTACTGTATAATCAGCGTCTATGCGTTCATCCGGGTCAAAGTCATATTTTTGCTTAACATGGATCGTATTGCACCCAGCCATCTTTCCTGCGTCAATGTCCGCCTTGCTGTCCCCGATCATCCAAAATGTGCATCCATGTTCGTATGTGCCTTGCCATCCCTTTATAACTTCCGCCTTCGCCTCAGCACGGCTTATGCCTAAATCAACGACCTCCGTCACCTCGAAACCCTTTATCAGAACACCATCAGGATCAAGTTTATGGATAAGTGCTTTCTGTGCGTCATAGCATTTCTTATATTTCTTCTCGCATGGCTTTTCAACCAACCATGCCTGATTCGTCACGATATACATATCAGCCTTAATTGCAATAAGATGATCAACCCCCTCATGCACACCGCCGATAATATCAAGATGCCATCGGCTTTTATTAAAATACCTCCCACCCTTCTTTGAATGATGGGCATGTATCAACACCGCATCCCGATCGGAAATTATTACATTCCTTACCATGTCCCCCTCCTATATCCCCATATACGCATCAACATACCATCTGACAGCCTTCCTCAATCCCTCATCAAGCCCGACCTTTGGCATATATCCAAGTATCTCCATTGCAGATATATCAACTTCACGTTCCTCAATATCCGTGCAAAAATGCTTCATAAAAGTCTTTTCAGGTTCTACTTCGCATATCTCGCAAATCTTATCCAACAGATCAAGCGTTCTTATCCGCCCGCCCGGATTCCCGATAGTAAAGGTCTCGCCAACTGCCTTTTTATTTAGTATCAGCCCGATGCCTTCAACAAAGTCTGAGATATAACACCAGCACCTGATAGATCGACCGTCGTTATATATCCTGACTTTTCTGTCCGTAAGCATTGCCCTGATAAAATTAGCGACTGCCGAATCGCCGACCTGTCCCTGACCATACACGTTGCTGGGTCTCACAATAGTGACAGGAAGCCCTTCTTCTATATATGAGCGACAGTAATACTCCCCGCAGACCTTCCCTATCGCATACGACCATCGTGGCTCAAACAAGGCATATTGATAACTGTTCGGATGAAGCCCCTCCACTTCGCATGTGGATAAAAATACAAAATGTCCGCAGTCGCCTGCAAACCGATCGATAACATTCTTTGCGCCTACTACATTGACATCAATATTCCGCCTTATGTCCCCCACAGACTCTATGCCGCAGATAGCCGCACAGTGGATCACCCAGTCGTAGGATCCCCGAACATCAAAAAGCCTTATATCACCATCTATAATCTTGATGTCATGGTGATCGAAGTATTTGATAGAGTTCCTCATAAAGTTATCATATACAGTAACCCCATGCCCGGCGTCCCTCAATGACAACGCCAGATTTGTCCCGATAAAACCCGCTCCGCCTGTTATCAACGCCTTCATCTCTTCACCTTAAAATCTTCGTGATGCCCCGTGCCAAATACTTCTCTTTCATCAACAGAGGCATCGCCGTCCGCATAACATCTGCTTCATTACGCTCAATAAGGATATGTGCATTGAAAAGCCTGATAAGTTCTGCATCCCAAAAATCCTCCGGCAATTCTTCAGGATGATAGACGAAATAATACACAATGAACCATGACCTACAATATGGCTTCTTTTCTGGTATGCCTTTATATTGCCATATCCACTGCTTTAATTTCTCTGATACATTTCCTTTTGCTAAATATCGGTTGATCTCATCGAAGTTAAGCCCGACTCCCGCTTCGCTCAGTGCCTCCAAAAGTTCCGCCTGCACATCTTTTGAGATAAGCGCACCATTGTCCAGCACGCTTTGCCACAGACAGCTTTTTATATGCCCAAATGATGGCTTTCTATGTATAAGCGGATACGGACAGCCTATGATTTCACCGTAGTTCTTCAAATGACCATGCACAGGATCGGCATATCTAAGTTCCTCATGCACCTTCATAAACCGCAGTTGACCATCTACTCTTTGCTCTGGTATCCCGTATTTCACACCGATCTCTTTATCCCTATTCGCATACCATTCCTCCATGCGTTCAGAGACCGACCTTTCTGCACGGTACTCCGTTTCTGCCAAAAGTGGAAACCACACACTGCCCTTACCGCTTGCTTCGCATTCCTCCGCCAAATTATACAGGTTCTCAAGCATTGCCACCGATGGCAGTTCATCATCAGAAAGATACAAATACCACTCCCCAACCTCCGCTTTTGACAAAATAAAATTGAATTGCGCTGACGGGTAATCGAAGGCTCTCTCATAATATTCCACATCGAACCTGTCTATACATCGTTTCAGCAAAGCGTCTTCTGGTGCAGAGTTAAGCACCCTTATCGTATCGAAATACTTCTCAACCCTTTTCAACTGCGTGATGATGTTCTCACGCCTGCTCGCTATAATGTTACACGTTAATACAATATCGCTCATTTTCCCTGCCTTCGTGATTCCCCTCTCAAGAGGGGATTAAGGGGTGTGTCTCCTAAAAATAACTACATACCTAATCCCGATTCCTCAACTTGCCAAGCTCGTTCTCTATCTTATCTCGCCATTCAACTATTTCCACAGCACTCAACCCGCTAGTCGAAACGTGGCATCTATAATGTCCCGGTATCCCCTTATACCAAGCGTCCTCAAATGACTCACTATCAACCTGTATGTCAAAACTGTCCATATCTTCCGTTATCCGACTGCCCTTATATGGCACATAGACGACATATCCCAATCGTCTGGTCTAACATTATTGAGCCAATCGTATGTCTCCTGACAGGTCTCGTTTGTCTCTCCCGGAAGCCCCGCAATCATAAACGCCTTAGTCCTTATTCCGAGCTTCCTTGCGCTCTCAACAAGCCTCGTATTGTTCTCAACGCTGTTATGTTTGCCAACAATGTCCAAAATCATCTGACTCCCTGATTCCGCACCGAACCCGATCTCAACACATCCCGATTCCCTGAGCATTTTCAGCATATTCTCATTACAGGTATCGCTTCTCGCAAAACACCGATAGACAATATCAAGAGCCTTCAACTTCTCTGCGATCTTCCTGACCCGCCCCTCATTGACCGCAAATATATCATCAAAAAACATAAATGCGCGGTATCCAAGTCTCTTCAACTCCTTTATCTCGCCCTCGATATACTCCGCCGAGTTCATACGAACCCTCTTACCCCACACATGACAGCAAAAAGCGCAGTCATAAGGGCATCCCCGGCTTGTCATCACTGGCGTTGCCAATTCACCATTGATGTAATACTTATATGACTTAATGTCAATCAAGCGCCTATCAGGATAAGGAATAATGTCAATATGGCTAATAGGCTCATAATGCACAACCCTGCCAAACCAATTAAAATAATCCAGTAAGGCAAGTTCACCCTCCCCTTTAACGACATACTCAAAATCCCTGCATGATTCGGGGTCAACGCTTGCATGTGCGCCTCCGATAGCGATATTGCAACCAAATATCCCCCTTGCCTCCTCAGCAATCTTACATGCTTCAACAAACTGCGGAGTCGTTGCTGTAATACCCACAAGGCTAACATTCATATATTTATAGTCATAGAGCCTTCGGTAATCCTCCTCACCGGTCAAATCGCACACAGCACATTGAATCCCGTGCTTCCTCAGATACGTCGCAAGATAAAGCACTCCAAGCGAAGGATAGACCTTCTGTTCAATCAAAAACGGACTCGGTGGTATTACAAGCAATATCATCAATTCCATAATTCTTCAGCAAGAAGCCTCCGCATTTATGCGGGGGAGTCGTCACCAATCCCCCCTACACCTTATATATCTTCCGAAATATCCACACCGGAAACTCCGTCTCAAGCCCTTCTCGCTCCAAAGGCTGGCTGAACCCCAACGGCTCAATATACTCCTGAAGCTTCCCGTGATACTGATAGTTCGCCTCCAAATGCTGTGATACTCCACCCCGACCAAACGACCATGTTAGATATAAAAGCCCTCCGTGCTTCAATGCCCTGTTAAACTTAGCAACAAGGCTCAACGGATCATACACATGCTCAAGCACCTCATAGCAAACGATGGCGTCAACAGATTCATCTCTCGGCAAAGGGTCATACCAAACATCAGCAAGCTCAAAATCAAGATTCCATTTCTTTTTCCGTGATTCAAGAACATATTTCGCATATCCACAGTCAAAGCATGTAACATCATATCCAGCCATAGCCAACGGAACGCCGATATATCCAGTCCCCGCCCCGTAGTCAATCACCTTCATATCCCCTCTTGAGAGGGAACTTGTCCGCTTCCCAAAACTCTCAAGCGTCATCATAGCTTTCAGTCTATACCGGTGATGCCTGACCTCATCAGCCAACATGCCCAAAACGCCAACATAATTCTTTTCGTAATACAGCATCAAAGGCTTATCGCTGGTCAGCGGGTCCTGCTCATATATGTCCTCAATACTGATCGGCTTATCAAATATACGATCTACATATTCTGGAACAATATTGAGGCATTTCCTTGCTTCATCGGTAACTCTCGCCCTGTTTTGCCCCAATTCATCCCCAAACACTTCGCTTATTATCGCACTGTATTCCACAACCTAAATCCTCGCCCATTGAAAAGCAATCCGATCAACATCAAACGTCTCCAACGCCCACTCCCGAACGCTGCGAGAGAGCGTATCATACTGCTCACACGCAAACTCCACCGAGTCGGAAAATCCCTCAATATCCGAAATAACAACCTCATTACAAAGTGCCTTATACTCAGGAAACACACCCGTATTCGTAACGACAGGCACACATCCCGAAGCGCAAGCCTGTATAAACGAACAGCATCCAGCCTCAATAAACTCAGTAGGATACAAAAACAGTCCTGTCTGTTTATACGCACCAATAAGCTCAACCTGTCCCGCTCCACGATTCCATTCAATGCCTTCCGTTCCTGTCAGCATCGGGATCATGTCCTTCATTCTCTTGTCGGACTCAGATGCTGTAAATCTCTCCCCTGAAGGTGATCTATACCCCATCCAACCCGAATACACTCGCAAAACAAATTCCGGTATCCGCTTCTTGATCTCAGGATATATCCTCAAAAGATTTCTCAACCCCCTGTCCGGGTTCGATGTATATATCCCACCCTTGTAAAGAGGGCTAGGGGAATTTAGGTTGTTTTCCTCACTCCCCTCTTGAGAGGGGACTAAGGGGTGTGTTCCGCCATAATCCCTAACATCAATCGGCTGATAGCAAACATGCACCCTCGAACCATCCAAATTATGCTGTTTTACCAACATATCACGATGGAATCCCGATGCCGTAACTATCCCGTCAAGTCCTCTTTCAAAATCCCTTTGTGGATCGGGTATCTCATTATCTTGCGACCAGACGAATTTTTTACTTGCATTTATCTTATCCCATGCCAGACCGAACTGCCTTTGCGAAACAAACCATTCACACGCGATGCCGTCATAGTCAAATTCCTTGATCGGGATATACGTCAAATTTTCACGGACGTTTCCACCGTTATCACCACAATTTGCATATACAGCCACCGTGTAACCCATTCTCGCCAACGCTCTTGTAAGCTCTATTAATGCAAAGTGCGTCCCCCCAATAGGCTTCGTATCCTTCAGCTCGTCCCACACAGGGGCGGGTGCAACAAACACCCAATCATAATATCCCATCTGTTAATTATCCTTTCCCAAGCTCCCCTCTTGAGAGGGGATTAAAGGGGTGTGTCAAATGGCTGCAAATTACACAAATGTCGGATGCAATTCCTCAATACCCCATATCTCGTCCATATCTTTTCCAAACCAAGGATGGCACTTAATCTCCGATGGGTGATCTTCCAAGGGATGCTCAACAATCTCATTCCAAGGAACGCCCGGAATATTCTCACCTTTAACCAACGGAAATTGATCATATTCGCTAAGGCTCTTATTCGCTTTTTCAGGCTTCTTCTGATAATTCCAATACCAGTTGTCCTGTCCAACGCGATGAACTCTCTTCTCGCTAATCCGTCCTCTTGGTCCCACATATCCATAATGATAGACAGGCACCTCCGAATCAACCGACCCTCCATCAATGCGTCTCAGCCCATCTTCTGTACCGATTGATGGGTAAGTATGCCAAATATCGAAATTTAGGGTAGGCAAGTTCCGTATAACCCTCAGCATGTGTCCGCTTTTGTCGTCTGGATACCGATGCCCAAAATCACCCCAAAACAACAGGTGCTTGAGATTAATGACATTCCTATCTGTCCTACTCAGCAGTACCGCCAATTTATCAAAATCCTCCGGCTTAATAAGCTCGTCATGGTCTTTGATAATTATCCAGTCCATATCGCGAAGCATCTCAAGTGCAACATTCCTCAAACGCCTTTTATCGGGAACTTTACCAAGCCGTTCATACGAAATTATCCCTTTGGGGTCTGGTGTAGAAAACACGATGTCACGTGTCCCATCTGCGGACAAACCATTTTTTGCCGTCGGCGAAAATGTATCCGCACCTTCAACGATCGCTATACGAGAACCCTCATGTTGTCTCGCAAGTGCGTAACTGTTGCGCAGGCAAAACGCCAAATAGTCGCCGCCATTCAATACAATAGTCATTATCCCTATTCTCATTATCTCTCCTATTTCTGTCTCCCCTCCTGAGAGGGGACTAAGGGGTGTGTCTCCCCTTCCTCATAACAACCCAATTATCCAATTCTCCATCCTCAAAGCTCACGATCTCCATCCCGTTATCTTTCGCCAATCCCTCAAATGCCTTCCGTGATGGGACGCCATAATGCTGGCATGGACTCCACAGAAAATGCGTTTCGTTATCAGTCCACTCCGCCTCCGGGTTCGGACATGCCAATATCAAAAGCCCTTCATCTTTGAGCCAACTGACCATATTCCCAAAAGCCAATCTCGGCTTCTCGCAGTGTTCCAAAACGTCAACGCCATAAATAACGTCAAAAAACGCATCGTCAAAAACACCGTCCTCAATCGTTGTCCGCATAATATTAAGCCCCTGACTTCTTGCATAATCAGTAGCCCATGACGAAGGCTCAAGCCCCCAAACGCTGTGTCCGGCTTCCTGAACTTTCTGCAAAACCTTTCCCGGACCGCATCCAAGCTCAAGTATGTTATATCGCACCTGCCCCCCCGAAAGCCCTTGTTTATCTATTGTCGCTGTATAGGGCAGTTTCCTGATATAGCTCTGCGACTTCTTCAACAATGGATGCAACAGCAAAACAGTCGGGACATCCTCAACAGCCTCAAGTGCCTCATAGTGAACAGAACCAAGCGTCTCAGGGTCAAAATAATCTCCTTTAACAGCAAACTCAGCAACGTCAATATCAGCGCTTTTGCGTTTCAGCTCCCTATTGGCGAAATTCCGCTCTTTCCCTGTCCGCAGTCTCAGCTTTTCCTGCTTAATCCGCCCACCTACCTGCATATAGTTATTGATGCCTATATCAATACGTCCGCGCTTCCATGCACTGCCGTCAGAAATGGGATCGGCATGGTCAAGAGAACTGATAAAGCCGACATCCTCCGTATTTCTATATACGCGCTCTTCATAGAAGACTTTATTAATCCGATGCCTCATATCACCACAGTAATACCGTACAGGAAGCTCCAAAACATCATATTCCTCGAATTTGGCAATGTCCGCTGGTATGAAAAATCTAAGCGGAGTTTCTGTCTCAGCAACAAACTCGCATGGGTCAATAAACAAAATAAAATCATTATTTGCCCTTGCGATAAGATGATTTCGTATGACCCTCTTATCCGAAACCTTGCCAAGCCGATAATACCGTATAGTATAGTTACTGTTTTCTATATGCGCCTCCGCTGCCAAAGCATCCCCAACAATCCGTCCCGTATTATCAACCGAAAGCTCTCTGACCATCTCCGCTTCCGACCACAGCCCATCGCAAGCCTCAAGCAAGATGATCTCAACATCATACTTGCCCCTCAATGGCTCAAATTGGCTCAAAAACGGCTTTAGCCACATTCCGCTATTAAACACCTGAACGCATATACTCAAACTAACCATAGAATGCTTCCTCTTTTAAATCTTGACATTATTATTTGGTCTTGACCCAAAATACCACCCAACGCCAACCAACAACAGCTCGTATAACCGCTCAAAGTTCTTGGTCTGAAAACAACCCACAACATAAGCTAAAAGCATTATAATCACTAAAATAGCCCTTACAGAATGTGGGGGCATCCACAACGGTGGTCTTATATCCGTATTTTTATCATTTTCCATAATGTCCACAGCAACTTAAAAAGATTCTTTTTCAAATCCTCTTTTGATGCCCTCATAATGACGAAGTATTCATCATCGTCCTGCGCAAGTATCGCGTCAACATCCTTTATCTCAGTCTTAAACACAACATCGCCACTAACAAAAACCTTATCAGCCATCTTATTCACCTCTAGTTTTCGCCGATATATCCCATCACGCGTTCATATACACGTTGATGGTAATTCTTTCTCTCAAAATAATCACCCGCAAACTGCCCTCCGACAGTCCAATATTCAGCCTCATAGCTGATCTTTTGGCTCGGATCGCTGTATATGCTCTTACAGCTAACACAACGATAAAATACGACAGGATCGGGATACGTCTCATTAAACCACTTACCTTGTATCCGATTGACCACTTCACCAGCCGAACCGCAAAACGGACACTTTTGATCGAATTCCCTTTTATCCCTCATTGGTAAAAGGGGGATAGGGGTATTTGCTTTCTCATCCCCCTCTTGTGAGGGGATTAACGGGGGGAGGGCTTCACCAAATTTCTCAACAAATGACTCAAACGCTTTCATAACTCTAGGCGGCTTCAACAGCCTCATGCACATACCCGAAAACCTCTTATTCCCCTTACCCAATCCACTACATTCGGGGCAGGGATTATGCACATCACCACAGGGTATGCAATTCAGTTCGCCTTCAGGATAAAGCGCTCTCGTTCTCGGATAATACTTTATCCTGTTTTCAGGCAATATATTTCCAAACAGCGCAAAGGTCGGGATACCCATAACGCTTGCAAGGTGCATCAATCCCGAATCGGGTGCTATCACATAATCGCAAAATGCCATCAATGAGGCGCACTCAAGTAATGTCGTCTTATCAATAAAGTTATATAAGTGATCGCCCTTCCACTGCTTCATTCCCCAGTGCCATGTGTCCTGACCGAATATCGCAACGTCATATCCAGCCTCAATCAAAAGCCTGATCAATTCCGTAAGATACTCCGGTGCATAAACCCTAATCGGTGATGCGCTTGTCGTCTGTATCCCCACCAATGGTCTATACTCGGTGGCTTCTCCCTTAACCATGGAACTTTCTGACTCATACGCTTGTCTCGGTATTCTCGGCGCACCTATCTGCTTCCTATTCTCTATCTGCAAAAGGGGATTAGGGGGATTTTCCGTAAATTCTTTCCCCAGTTTCACAAACTCCTCATATCCCCACTTAATGTCATCATCAAACATGCGCAGATATGGGAACTTAAAATCAGCAAGATCATCCGCAGGCATGGCAAAAAGCTCGGGTCTCACCTTCTTGCTGGTCGGATCGTCCTTTTCAACAACCCACGACATGTCAAGTGATGCCTCAAATCCCTGCAGGCTGAAAGGCATTGCATTCACTTCGTCCAAAAACGGTACGCGCTTCATAACGTCAGCATATTGCGGAAGACACCCAAAAGCCACATAATTATCTTTATGTGCTTTCTTCAAAGGCAAAGCTAAAAAATAAGCGACTGCAATAACGTCCCCAAGACCGCCATTACGCATTATAGCAAGCCTAGAACCAACCATCGCCGCCGCTTTCAACTTTCCCGGTAGTGCATGACAGGTGAATCCCTCATAATTATCCATAAGATGCTTTGCATCCGAAACAGTCACCCGCTTCGCATTACCACGCTTAAACCTACCCACCGAAGTTTTTATACCACGCTTCACGCCTGTATATACAATTTCAATCATAAGCAACTCCATGCCTTGTTAAATCACAACAACACCCAATTTATAATCAAGCCTGCCACAATTATCCCACTGATTACGAGATACGAAACAAATTGCCCTGTCTTGATTCTCTTCTCAAATTTCCGATAGTCCTCAGTTGCCTTTTCCTTGTTAAACTCTTTCCCATTTTGTATAGTCTGGTCTATCCGCGCAATATCTTCTCCATGCCTACTGCATGGCAAGCCCTTCAACGCCGCCTTCACTTCTTGTAAATCACCCGAAAGCTGTCTCTCAAGGTTTTGTATCCGTTCCGCCAAAACGCCAACTTCATTATCACTCATAATCCAACTCCACAAACAGCATTGTTCCCATCCCACAGCCAAAGGGACGGTAGGGGCGGGCTTATAAACCCGCCCACAGATACGACTACGAACTTGCCTGAAGTGCATCAGTCAGAAGATACCCGCAGTTTGCTGTCACGAGCTTCTCATCCTGAATCATGCTTACCTCGAACCATTCCCCACCAAGCGAATCTTCCCTGTACCTCTTAGTCTGCAAACCTCTTGATCTGAAAGTCCAGCCTAGCGATATTGTTGAATCGTCAATAGTCGGATTCGGATCGACATAGCACACAAGAACATTATCATTCCAGATGTCCTCGATAGTCTCTGTCTGCCCCTCAATCGCCGTATTCTCAATAGAGCCTGCGACAACAAGATCGAGATCCCAAATCTTCTTTGGGAGTCCGGCTATCTCAAAATACTCCTTATACATCGTATATGCGGTACTCTTCATCCACCGCTTCACAGTCATGACAACGCCATAGCTCATCACAATGGTGTTTGGTATAACACCTGCATTTTTGCGAACTTCATCTTTCGCAGTATCAACATCCGCTTCAGGGTTCTGCCCGCTAGACGCATCCCAACCTGTTGAGATTGCTCCATAGTTTGTCATATACGTTGTTGACTGCACGACCGCCTGAACGCGCTTCTCCCAATCAAGCTGAAGACTTTTTGTTAGTTTCTTAACAGTGTTGATCTCAACATTGACGGGTGGATCAGCATTCGCCTTTATCCTGTCGGGGATAAGATGCCTAAGAGCATATTCCTCTGCACTGTATGTTGCCGTGGTCGGATTCCAACCGATAGTCCCCGCAGGACCGCCCAAAGCTCGCTCGCTATTCACGCGTCTAAGTTCCTCTTTCCCGAAAACATAATATTTGTCCGCATCACGCGCAACCTTCACAACCGGAAATATCTTATCCGCTACAAACTCCGGGTTTTGATAATGAACCGCCACATTACTCAATGGCACGCTTACATGTACTTGTCCAATCGAATCTGGCATTTCCTACACCTTTCCTTTCTTATTTCATCACACCTACTTAGACCTTTCTTCATCTCCCCTCTCAAGAGGGGATTAAGGTGTGTGTATATATGTCATTTTAATTAATACAGACTATTCAGCCAAAAGATCGGTCTGGTCAAGTATCAACGGCTCATACTCTATGATGTCGCCGCTAACGCCAGCTTCCTTCGCCTTGCCAACGATGCCTTCCGATGCACCGGCTGTATATGCCTTCGCCGTTCCGTCTGTCCCTGCCGCTACTAGATAGTCGTTCGCAGTCACAGTGCCTCCGAGCTTAATCTTCTCAACGCCGCCATTTGTGGCAACGCATACGGTTACGCCCGTCCCGCTTTCCGGCTTATTGACGCTCGTGCCAAGCACATCGCCTACACCTGCCGCGCCCGGTAATGCGCATCCATTCTCAGCAGTCCCCTGAACGACTATGCAGTATTGCGAACTCGACAGATCCGCCTCCGATATATAAGTCTCCCTAGTTCCCGGTATTGTCCCTGTTCTTGACATTTTCCTAACCTTCCTTTCCTATATCCCCTCTTGAGAGGGGATCAAGGGGTGTGTTGCCCCTTCATAAAAAGGGTATTCTCTAATCCCCATATCTTATATCGCTATCATCCGGCTCATAGCTCTGCGCCACTATATCGCCAAGATCGAATATAAACCCGAAATCTTGGGTTGACGATTTCACCATGTCTCCCGGACCGCTTACCACAGTTCCAGACGAATCAAGCAAATTCTCACCAGCTTCAAGCCTTTTCAAAAGACCATCTGCCATATCGTGATATTTATCTATCCACTCGTATGTTCCGTCCTGCACCTGTGACCCATATTCGTATTTCAATACACGATAGCAGGCTTCGTATTTCGATATAATAGCCACTATCGGTGGAGTTGTAGCAAACGGCACATCATAGCCGGCGTTTTTCAATCTCATGTCAATCTCGTTGTCAACATCTGTGATATGTCCAGTTATTACAGTAGTGTTGGTATTCTCCAATTTTTTATGTAATGCCAAAACATCCGCCGCTACACTATATGCCATTTCACTATACTCCTATCCGCCTATAAGCACATTCACCTGTGAATTACCCACGACTAAAGTCGAGGGCTTCTTGTTTCAACGAAGGGCTAACAGACGAAATCTGTGAACTCCCTTCTCCACAAGCGTTAGGTTTGGGCTATTCCAGCCCTACCGAAT